TAACCCTTCTGATTAAAGGTAACATTACCTTGTTAAGTGTTGCGACTGAACCAGCACCAGTTGCACCTGCAGAAGCAGCCTCGTTCACCATCATCTTCTTGGCGTTTTCGAGGACAACATCCATAGTCTTTTGACGCTGACCATGAAGGCCTTCCATTAATGCGTCTTTGGTTGCTGACCAGTTGCTTTCAAATAAATTTGCCATTTTTTAAACTCCTATTATTTTGAAAGTCCGGCTAATTTGCGGATTGCGTCAATTTCTACAACGCTTTCTGCGTCTTCGGCCACCTCTGCCTTTGCAGGTGCCTGCTTATTACCAGTGTGTTCTCTTGTCACTGATTCTGTAATAGTCTTCTTTGCACGTGGTTCAACGCTTTCGAGCAAAGTTGGAAGATACTTATTAAAAGCTGCTTCTAACTTTTCTGTCTTTACGCTTTCTAACAAATCAGACATAATTTCTCTTTTTTCCTTGCCTAATGGTGCCATCAATTCCGCCAACTTCTCTTTACGAGAGTAACGGTCTTGCTCTGCACGTAACTTACTTTCCACTAAATTCTTAGCTTCTGATGCTTCAGCAATTTGCTTCTGCGATTCTGCAAGTTCTTTCTTCATTTCAGCAAGTGTCTTTTGAACTGCTTTAATTTCTTTAACTTCGTTTAAGTACGATGTGTTGTACTCAGTAGCGAATGCTTCAAAAATACGGCGTCCAAAGTCGTTTTCGCGAGCTGCTGTGATATCGTTACGGAACGACTTAACTTCTTTGCCAATAACTGTGTTAATTTTGTTTTCAACTAAGTTAGCGGCTTTAGAAATAAAGTCACGCTTTGCTTCAGCAAGCTGACGCTTACCTTCCGCAACCATTTTCACTTTATGCTCTACAAGTGCTTTCTTGTCCTCGTGGAACTCTTTCAGTTCCTCAGCTAACGATTCTGTTACAAATTCATCCAGCTTAGAAACATGCTCGGAAACACGAGAACGATCTGCACGAAGCTCTTTAACTTCTTTTGCAACCATTTCAGTTACAAACTTGTCAAGCATTTTAGCGTGTTCACTGACAGCTTTGCGATACTTAACTCTTTCTTCGGCGAGAGCAGCTTTGTCTTCTGCTAATTCTGACATCTCAGCTTCAACACGCTCTGAAATAAACTTGTCCATCGCTTCTACAATCAAGCCTTTGTCATGATCGTAACGTTGGGCAAACTCTTCACGTAATTCTGCTGTGAGTTCATCTCTAGCTTCTGACAATTTTGACTCCCACGCCTCTTGAAGTGCTGAAGTTGCCTCTTCAGACAAACCTGCGCCTTCAAGTAGTTCGTTAAATGTCACTGCCATAGTAGATCTCCTACTGTTATAATTTCAATTCTTTGATTAACTTAGTGATCTCGTTAACCAAATGTTTTTCTGCACTTTTGTCGTGTGTTACCGCGGCGGCAGTATTATAAATTACTTCACCGCCACGCATGTTAAACAAACTCTCATAGATTGTTTTAGGATACGCATCTGGTGCGCTAGGTTGGGCCACAATGTCTACAGTAATCATGTCAAAATCCGATACTTGACCAGATTCATTAACATTACCACTGCCTCGACTGCTAACGCCCAGTTTTGCTCCAGCTTTTAACAAGCTACGAGCAATGTTACCCATTGGTGTGTCTATGATTTTAAGTTTACCAAACCCGTTTGACCCATCACAATGCATATCTGTAATGATATGTGCCACACGGTCCAAGTTAATTTGGAGTTCTTCTGGATGATCTAATTCGCCCATCACAGTTTCGCCCTTACTCAACCTGCTTCTAACACTTTCAACGGCACGCTCAATTTCGTGCTTGGGATATACCCTGCCGTTTTGATTCTTTACGTCACCCTGGATGAAAAGACCTGACATAATCAAGTCTTTGCCATCTTCGGATTCCATTAACTTCAGACCCGCTGAGTCTGCATTCATGTATTCATAAAGTTTACGTGCCATTATCCGATCCCCACCTTATGCCTTTTTAGGCTCAACATCAATGTTGTGGTGTGTAGAATCGTGTTTTGCTGAATCGCCTTTTGCACCTTCGCCGCCATCTTTGGCATGCACTGGCTTGCCTTGGCTTGATACTGAAGTGTGCTTAGGTGCTTTAGTCATTGGGCTTTCGCCTTCTGCATCACCTGCGCCACCTTTTGGCTCAGCTACTTTATCTGATAACTTAGTTGCTTCTTCGACAACTTCGTCTTCTTCTTCAATTTCCTCAGCTTCGTCTAAATCATACTCTACTGATTCCATATCCATATCTATTTCTTCTTCGCCGCCCATATCGAAGTCATCTTCTTCACCGGCTTCATCTTCGTCGCCAGCCATGAGCTTTTCGAACTCTGCACGAAGATCTTCTAACTCGGCTTCCAAGTCCTCAACTTTATCTTCGAGGTCTTCTTCGCCTTCTGCTTCTTCTTCGTCGCCCATTAATTCAGCTTCGTCGTCGCCTATTTCTTCATCGTCGGCTTCGCCATAAACTTCTTCGTCTTCGATTTCATCTTCAGTTTCTTCGATATCTGATTCGAAATCACCGACAGGATCGCTATCATCGATAGCTTCTTCGACAGCTTCTTCTTCCTCTTCTGCTGCTTCTTCAACTTCCTCAGCTTCATCATCTGATTCGTCAAGTACTTTTTCGTACTCAGAACGTGCTTTTGCTACAACATATTCGTGTAACAATTCTTCTGCTTGTTCTGTTTCTTCAGCTAAAAGGAGTTCAAGAATCTGTTCTAATTGAGTACGTGATTCTGACATTGTGGCCTCCTAAATTTATTTCGTACATAGGTTTGAACACGCACGGATGCCTGTTCACATTTATACTTATAGTAAAATTTAGGATAATTAGGTAAAATAGCTGAATTTTAGCTCATTTTGTTTAAATTGCAGGCGTTTCGCCAGCTGGTTGTGAATACATAGTTCGTACAAACTTAGCATGCTCGATTTCTTCTACTTCTTTTAAATCTCTGTATTTTCTCAATTTGTTTAATTCTGATAAGGTTAATCGTGCTTTTCTTGTGTCTTGTACAGTTCGTTTAACATGCTTATCTTCTTCAGGCGAATAAAATTCATTTAATCTCATTACACTACTCCTCCTGCTGCTGGTTCTGCAACCCCCGGTTCTACCCCCATGTCTACTGTTGTATCTTCTATATTTGACATATCTGCGTCTGCTGCAGGATCAACAATTTCATCTGCTTCTGGACGTATGCCCATTGTAGGTAGCCCTGGGACATTCTCGTCGCTACCAACAGCATATTTTTCAACATCATTTTCCATGCGCCATAACTCTTCATTTTCTTTGATTTCTTCATCAGATAATCCTAAGTACTTCTTGAGTTTAAACTGATTGCTCAGATAAGGAATGCCTTGTATCTGGTTAAACAACTGCGCTCGCTCGTTATCTATCTGTAATTCACGATAACTACTAAAATTCATAGGCGGTGTAAATTCTATGTAGAATGTACCTGAATCGATATCAATACCTCTCCACTTCAAAAACATTTTAAATTCGTGATCTAAATCTTCTTGAATTTGTTTTTGTAAACGTTCTACATATTTGCTAAAGCGATATTCTTGTATATAAGCAACACCTACTTTACCATCATTATAAGTAGCAGTACCATCTTCGGGTCCTGTAGGAAGATAACTGCTAGGCACACGTAATCCTCGTACTAACTTATTATTAAAGTATTTTAAGTCATCAATTTGTCCTAGGTTTTCGCCCCCAGGCAATGTGTCTACTTTGGAACCTCGGCCCTCTGCTGTTTGAGCAAAGAAGTAATCCTCTAACATACTCATCGGATTGTATGCGCTATCTGCTACACTCTGGCCGCTGTCGTTTTTCCCAGGTACACGCTTTTGTTGCACTTCGTACTTTACTTGTTCTAAGTATTGTCGAGCTTTGTGTGGCGGCATATTACCTACATCAATAAAGAACACTCTGCGTTCAGGTGCTCTGTGAACACGATATATTAATATGCTGTCTTCTAACAACTCCTTTTGTTTAAAAACTTTAAAAATAGGATCTAATATACTTTGTCCAAAAGGCCATGCGTTATCCATGCCTTCTGTTAAACTAACATGTACAATATGTTCAGCAGCTACAGGCATACCTTGATCTGAATCTACACTAGCACCTGTTAAATAACTACCTGCCGCTGTATTGTTTACAGGGCTCATGATACCAGCATTCATTGCCTGACCGCTGCCATATGGTCTACCGTGTAAAGGTGCTACACTAGTAGCAATTTTTTCTTCAAAAATGGGTTCTAAATTTTTAATAAAAAATATTTCTTTCTTCTTGCCTTCGCTTTCGTTTACAATTACTTTAGTAATGTTTGCAGGATCAACCCAAAACAGTTCGTATGTTTCTGGATCTCTGATAAAAAATTGATCACCGTATTTTATTGTATTACGAAAAATACGAAAAACTCTTTTATATAAGTCGTTTAAATTACACCATTGCTTTAATGTCTTATTAATAATTTTACTTTCAGTATCACTTGGATTATCTACAAATTTCACAGCAAATGGTAACCCACTGTACTCTTCCTCTTGCGTACCAAACTCAGCAATAGTATCTAATGCAGTGTTAATTTCTGGATCATTATCCATGTTATCATATTGTTGGTATCTTAAAAGCCTGTTAGGAGATCCTGCATATACTTCAGGTAACCAACTAGCATACCTACTGCTTGCAGCACCTGGCCCTTCGTTATTACTCGAAGATTGAATGTTTAACGGTAACCCGCTATTATCAACAGGTGTAAAATGTTTTCTCCAACTCATAAGAAATCCAATTTTTTGTATATTAACAGTATTTATCAGTAAAAAGTATTTTTAGAAGTTATCTTGAACAGATGTATCTAAACGTTTTAATAATTTGTTAGTATCGCGAGTATTTTGAGCAACCTGCGCCATAACACGACCTAGCGCATCTATATTTTCAGTGCTAAGTTTTGCACCTGGTGCACTTGCGTCTTTGTTAAATTCTCCAATTAACGCATTTGTCCCTTCATTTACTATTGCTTGAGTATCCACTTGTGGCATTTCTACAGCCTTGCCTTGCTTATCTACTGACATTACACCAGGTTGCATTAATGCTTCACGTCTATTAAGACTAGCAGCTTTTGTTTGATATGCATTTTTAGGTTGTTCTGGTTTTACAGCAGACTTGTTTATTGCAGCGTCAAGTTCACCCATGTTCTCAGGTGGGGTTAATGCAGCATACTTTGCAAACATTGCATCTAAACGGTCTAGTGCGGCTATATTTGCATCTATTCCCGCAACGTTAATTTGTGCATCTGCAAATTTGTTTATCATGCTAACAGGATCTGCACCCATAAAACTTGCTAATCCATCTATCATGCTGCCTATTCCACTAACGCTTACACCTGCACCAAACGAAGTCATTGCTTCGCCAAAGGAAGTAAATGCTTTGGCATTATACACAATTCCTGCTACATCTATATCGT